GTGTCCTTGCCTTGCCAAAAAACGGGCTCATTCGGTTGCCTTTCGAATAATTGCATCGAGTACACGCTGCTAAAAGGTTATCGGGCTCATCAGTGCCGCCCTTGCTTATTGGAATCACATGATCCACAGTAGTTGCATCGTCGCCACAGTATTGGCACAGATAACCGTCTCTGATAAGTATCCGCTCACGTATCTTTGACCAGGCTCTTGTGCCTCCGTTAGCTCTTGCTGACTTAGCACTCATCAGTGATAGCCATTAGCTTGGAAGAATCTCCATGCGTTGCACATAGATCCATAGCGTCCTTTGATGTATTTCATAGTCCAGTCAATCTGCCTATAGCCATCTAGATTCTTATAGGTTTCATTACGCATCTGGCCTATGCCGTAATGTGATCCATTACGAGCCTTTGGATTCCACTGACGATTCTCTTTGTTTATCAGCTTATAGAAGCATTGATACTGCTCATCATTGACAAGCCTTGAATGTGCATAGAGCTTGAATGAATCGCTTTGTGTAGCTGCTTTAGCCTCGACTGTTGTGGATACTGTCAAGATCAAGATTGACATAGGAATAGCTAATAAGTTTTTATTTGTTTTTAATTTTATATTTATTTTCTTTTTATTTATCTTTATTTTCAAGATATTATCTTTCAAGTATAGCGATGCACACTGACATTCTGTCAAGGATTGAACCCGGTGTGTCTGTCCGTCCACAGGCTTCTGTGGACAAGTGTGTGGATAACTATTCAAGGCCAGCCACCAGCGAATCATCGACTAGCTTGACCGAGAATGCACCACAACCGGAGCATTGAGCGAACCATTCGTGCTCGGTTAGCTCTGCTCCCTTCGTTATGAGATGTTCCCTGCGCCCATCACCATAGAGCTTCTTGCAGATTGAGCAATCAAATCGCAGCAGTGGCATATTCGCTCCTGACCAATGTTTCAATCGGATTCAGATTGGCCTGATCGACCCACCAGGAATCCTGACGCGGATTCTTAAACCGCTTGCGTCTAGCAAAGGCTACTGGAAGCCAGCCGGCGATGTGATAGACCGGCGACTTGCCGACTACTAACACTGCGATGTCAGTCTCACGATCATTTGGATAGACGATGAGATTGCCACCGACATAAGAAGTCCAGCGCACTTCTAGCCCTTGACCAACGTCTGCTCCTCTTTTGCCGTTTGAAACATTGATGTCATAGTCAAGGCCGAAGTATCTGGCCACAATCATTTCAGCGCCCAGAGATTCGGCGTATTCCGTTACCTGTTCGTGATTATTGAGCTTGGAGTTGTAGTGCATCGTCGTTCCAAGTTGGCCACTGTATGAGAACACGACATCGACTGCTCGCTTATGAATAGCCCATTCATCAGCCGCGCTTATTGTCATTTTCTGCATTGAATACAGAACCACAACACGGGCTCTCCTCCGATGTTGTATTGATAGCCCAGCTTGTCCAGTGTGCGAATCTTCTGGCAGTTGTCACAATTTTCGACTTTGTATTCTGCTACGACTTTGCCATCAATTAAAGTCCGACCAATCATCGTGTCAATGTTGATGATTTCTGAGACTGCGCTCATACCTGTGGCCTCCACTGTCCATCAGATCCAAGCATGTACCAAGCTGGCGGACACTGCTTTGCCTTAGTCTTTTCGGAGCACATATAACCGCCCCAGCCTTTTCCAGTCTTAGCCGATGTGCCTTCACGCCAGATCATGTGACCATGAGAACACAATGGAGCAGCAGCTACTTGAACGCCGCCTAATGTCTCTTTGATGGTGTCAATGGCCGTTCCCAGTGTTGGAATGCCGGCCTTTTCTGCCTCTTCGCGTGTCTTAAACGATGGCACGTCTCCGAATTTAGTGTTCCAATAATCCGGCTCCGTGTTGGCGACCTTTGCTGGAAGCTTCTCAATCTGCTCCATTGTCTCGCGCACTGTTCGCTCTGCACCGCCCATAATGAGCTGCATAACTCTAAGAATTGCGCTGGTGACTGTATCTTCCACGAACCAGCGTTTCATGTTCTGCACATAAGCGCCTTGATAGCCATAAGCGAAATCAACGCCGGCCGGATATAGATCATCTGCATTTCGATAGCCGGTTGCCTTAACTAGAACGTAGCCCTTCTCGGCACTAAATTCCATGATTTCTGTTTCAATGCGACCAGTCGGATATGTTGCCAGCCAGCGATCAGTGCGAGCGCGAGCAGCTTCGTAGTTGTCCAGGAATCCCATTAGCGCACCGCCTGAGCTGAAATGTGACGACCGACGGCTTTGCCCCGTTGATAGCCTTCTTTGTGGCCTTCTTTGTAGCCTACTGAATAGCTCACAATCGCCCAAAGAATGCAGGCGATAGCCATTAGGACAAATAGTCCGATTTCACTTGTTGTCATTTTTTGCTCCCGTGGGAGCCTTGTCGAATGCTCCCAGATACAGAGTGACATCTATGTCCGACAATTTCAAGATTGACGTCGGCGTGTCTATTTCTTGAGAGCAATCTCCAGCATCAGTTGATCTAAACGTGCCTCAATTCGAGACACCTGATCCTTGAGACTGTTGCCACCATTCGGTGAAAGCTCTCGCATGATCGACTTCACCATGAATCTCATTGACGAATAGATGGCAGTCAGCACCGCAAGAACAAGCCCACCGACCGCCGTCCATTCGCCTACGCTCATTTCTGGCGACCGAAAGAAATGTCGTTAGGATTAGCCCATCTGGCGAGAACGGGAATTAATCCCGCAACAAGCCCCATCGCTAAATCTTTCGGATTCTGATTTCCTGTCATATAAACGGCTAACATTCCGGCCACTGATGATCTAGCCCATGATGCCGCTAGTGCCTTAAATTGTGTCATTTCTTTTTCTCCTTTTTTGGCTTTGCCTGTGGAAGTGGCTCGACCACTGGATATTCTCCAGCATAGGTTACGAGCTTTGGCCTAGCGAAACCAACAATCTCCTTGCCAATATAGCGAGGCTTTATCATCACCATGCCGCCGTTACGTTGATCTCCACCATCGCCGGACGTGTTGCCTTCAATGCAGAGAACGCTTGTCTGGCCTACCTTGACGACGATTCCAATGTGACTGATGCGATCAATGCCATCGTGTGGAAAGTCCATAAAGCATAAATCTCCAAGCTGCGGCTTATCTTCAATCCAGCGTCCAAGCTCTTTCATCTTATGAGCTCCAGCAGCCGTTGAAACCATTGATGGAATCTTGACGCCAGCTTGGTCAAAGCACCAATTCACAAATGAACCGCACCAAGGCAATCCATCGGCCTTTGTGAACTTGCCGTATTTGGTCAGATTGTCGCCAATCTCCACTGTGCCGACTTCAGCTAGAGCGACTTCAATGATCCGAGCAGCAGTGCCGCTAGGGAATTGATTTAGTGAGTTCATCATCATTAAGTTTTCTTATTTTCCACTGTTGAACATATTCACCATCGATTAAAATTGGAATCGTTTGGTAAGCCATTTCATCATCTGCGGTTAAGGGACTTGGAGTGTCTGCAACCGCAATCCAATTAGCAGTCGGATTCAGCAATACATCGGCTTCATATCTTGGATATTCATTTGTGTCGGCATTGATGTAAATGGTCATACTGTCACCTTTGTAACTGTCGCAGTTGATGTTGTAGCGGTATAAGTTGGCGTTGTTGCTGAATAACTTGAATTGCCAATAGTTGTGTTTTGAGTTGAACTGCTGCCGCCATAATCTGCTTCTGTAAATGAGCCAGCCGCATAAACGATATTTGTTCCGCCAAGAGAATAAGTACCTGTAAGGCTGCCATCGGTTGGCAAAGCTGCTAAGAATACATCGCCGCCGTTGGTAGCAATAGATCCAGTCACATACATAGCAGCACCATCAATGACAATGCCTTGCAAACGAATGTTATCTGCTGCACTCTTAATTGTTCGTTGCCATTGAATAACGCCTGATGAATTATATTTAACAATGAATCCACCTTCAGCAGCCGTGCCACCTGTTGCATAATAGCCAACAAAGTAAAGATAGCCGTCTGCCCCAATTACTAAAGAATTGTCTGCTGCTCTTAAAGTGCCTGTGTGTGTGAGCCTTCTATTCCATTGTTGTGTCGGTGTTGAATTATATTTGAATAAGCATGGACCACTGAAACTTAAAGAATAAACATTGTTGCTGCTATCTACTGCACCACTAATAACTGTAGAACCTGTGTTGTTTATTTGCCATGTGATAGCCCCAGCCGTAGTCATTTTGGCAATAAGATTTTCTGTGGCGCCGTAGGCATAGCCAAATACATAAGGATTGTTTGAGCTATCTAAAGCTACGGAATATATAAATTGATCATCTGCGGCTCCGCCAGTTGTTGAGAACTCTTTTTGCCAAGATATTGCCAAGGCACTATCTACTTTTAAGAGCGCACCTTTGCCGCCTGATGATGGATAAATTGGCAAATAACCAACGCTATTTGTCGAATCCCAAATTAAGCCCATTGTGCCATAAAGTCCGCCATATTCTTTCTGCGCTTGAATTGCGCCGGCAGAGTTAATTTTTACTAATAAAGCAGATTGTGCGCCGGTTGTATTGCCAAGATAGAAGTTACCTGCGCCATCGTTGGCTACTTTTCCAACGCCTAAAGATAAGCCATTGTTTAGATACTTAGAAACTGAGACTGATCCAGCAGTCGTTATCTTTTGAAATAAGCCTCCACCTGCTGCATCGTTGCCAGCGACATAAAGATCACTGTTATAGAGTGAAATTGCTCTGCCTTTTTGGTCGCCTGCTCCAGTAGTTATAGAAGCTAGAAATGAAGGAGCGGCTAAATGGCCGCTAATCTGTGAAGCCATAATTCCCAGCATTGGAGTCATTATGCAATATCTCCGAATACGATCCAAGAATTAGCAGCTAGTTTTTTACAGGTTGCGCCAGAATTAGCCACACGCAATTTAGGCGTGGCACTTGTTGCACCTGTTGAAATAACTGTTGTAGTGCCTGGAGTAACCGCTCCGATTGTTGGCTGACCTGCACCTGTAATCCAGAACACGTTGATTTCAGTACCTACTGCGAAGTTAAAGGTTGCATCGGTTGGAATGTTGAACTGCTGAGTTGCAGCGTTGTTCATTGAGAATATGTTGCCTTCATCGCCAGACGCGAATGTGTATGAGGCAGTCTTTGCAGAATACGTTGATGGAATCACATCTGGATCAATCCAAGTGAAAGCCATGTTTGTCGCTGATGTCTTTGACAAGACTTGACCAGTTGTTCCGCCTAGCAGGTATTGCAACGATGTATCGACGCCTTGTCCGAATACGTTGAAGTCTGCCGGAAGGTCAGTGACAAGATCTGTCGCAGTCGGCATGACCCAGCCGAAATAGGTTGTTGGATTAGCCATTCATTTTTCCTTTCATCATGAGACGATTGTAGCGTTTGCCCAATCTAAAGTCGGCGACACGGTATTCCATGCTTCCGTTATTGGTACATCGTTCCAGCGCATGGCTTGCAGTGAATATGCCAACGGAGACATGAGAAGAGTAATGTCAAGCTGATTGTAAGAAGCTCTGAACGTCCAGCCTTCGACAAATCCTTGAAACGTGCCGAAGGACATATTTGATGGAAGGTCATTGAGTGCGATTGGCTGACCCATAAAGACATTGATCAGAGCATTACGATCAGCATTGTCTAGCTCTGGATTAGTTAAGGCATAAGTGATGGAATCAAAGATTGGCTGCGGATAAGCTCGCAGTGCCAGATAGAACGCAGCTTGATCTTCGGCATCGTGTAAATGTCGCAAGGTCGTTGTAAAGATTTGTGATAAATCGCCATAGAGTGCAATAGAAGCCAGATCTGTGTCACTTACTTGATTAGTTGAGTTTTCGCCATAACTGATTGTTATGTCATTTCGGACATCGCCTGCCCTTGTCTTAATTGTAATGCCCTGGCCTAGAGCGTGATTGGCAGTGAGATCCGTGTAGCCGTTAGTTGCAAGGTAATTTGTGCGGTGAGTCGAATCTGCATAGGAAATAAGGCCGGAGGCGTTTTCGTATAAATAACCTAATCCGCTACTGGCGAGCGCAGCGACTAAATCGTAAATAATGATGCGATCCGATGAGCGTTGTGCCAGCTCATAATTGCCTGGCGTGTCAATCTCACCAAGTCCATTATTCTCAGCATCTTGCCATTGAACAGTCGGATCATAGGTGTTCCATTGGAGCG